AGGGGATTTTAACATACTCAGGGATTTGAGGTGTTCTAGTCTCTATGTTTCCAGTGTAGGGGTTATTAAACTGAGTAGGAGTCTGAATAATCTGTAAAGCAGATTCAAACTTACGTGAAAGTTCTTCGCTCAAAGTACCATTTGCATAAGCAGGAGCATATTTGTATAGGGTAGTATGAGCTGCGCCTTCTACGCCGCTACCAAAACCTTTATCACCAGAGTCCTTCATGCTTTGTTTAAATACTTCTCTCCACATAGTACGTTGGCTATTAACAAGTTTAGTATTCTCACCACGGATATCTTGAATATCTTTTTCAGTAGCTTGAAGAGCAGCCATTTTGACAGCCCGTTTATTTTTCTCAATATCCGCAGTTATTGCACCCATAGCAGTTGGAAGGGTACGAACAGCACCCGCAAAGCGTGCAGCTTGAGAACCTTGAAGTGGACGACCTTGGTCATCCACGTTGGCAGCATAATTAAAAGCACGATTACCTAACTCAAACAAAATCTGTGCTTGAGACTGTTTAGGGTCTACACCAAGAAGTTGTTCATACAGTGGAACACGAGATTCCATGCCCGCTCTTAAGTCAGGCACTTTAAGGGGCTTTTGAGCCATTTCTTGCTCTACCATATACTGTGCAGCTGCTTTCCAGTCCGCAGGGTAGTTATATGAGGATGTATCTGTAGTCGGGGTCACGCCATCCTCGTCGGTCCCGTCGCTAAAATGCTGTACGTATCCACCCATGGCCATGGCCACTGGTTCTTGAGGCATTGCTCCTTGGTCCATGGCCAATGCACCGATACCACCCATACCCGCTTCTGCAGGCATGGCTTCTGGCATCATGCCTGGCATAGCTTCTGGCATTGGTTGAGGCATAGCCGCTGGAATACCCCCTTGTGGAGGCATAGGCACTGCTTGTTGTTGAGCAAATACTGGTTGTAGTAAGGCAAGCACGTCTTCTGGGGTATCCGCCGCAGCGTTGTAACCCACTAAATCAGCAAGCTCCTCGACCCGCGCATCGATAGAGCGCATGTCACCACGAAGGTTATTCATTAAGATTTCAGGTGAATTAGGACGACGATCCGCTACTTTTGTCGCTTCGTTATCGTCCATCTCGTATTCGTCTTCGCTGTCGTCCTCGTTCATTGAATCCATAAAGCCTTGCATAATGCCAACGTTTTCTACGTCAGTCTCATCCGTTGGTTTTTTAAACATAGGTCGATCTGATATTTTAGCTTTCATGGTATTTCCTTAGAATAAACCGGCTCTACTTGCCGCAGCAGCTGTGGTAACACCCCCTACTACAGTCCCTAATGCTGACTGTAACGGAGAAGCAGAAGGGGCACTAGCTGAAGTCAGTGTCATTTGTGAAGAAGGAGCGCCTTTGTATATATCAGACACAAACGCTAGTTGCTGATAGGGCGTCATCGCTTCTTGCAAACGAGTAGCACGAGACGCGTCTAGTTGCGCTTGAGCATTTTGTTGTTCAAGAGCACCAATACCTGATAGTAATGACACGTCGGCGGTGTTTAGTTGCTGACCGGCTTGACCTAATGCTGCTTGTTGCATGCCCATGGCGCCCATGCTGCTGCCTAACTGACCTAACGTAGAAGCACGTTGAGTATCAACACCTGCTTGTTGTGCTGCTAAGGAGCCAATGCCTTGTCCCGCTTGGCCATATAAAGAAGCTTGTTGTCCAGCTAGGTTTCCCATAGTAGATGCCCCTGCCTGCCCTAATTGGGCCTGGGAAAGTGCTTGTTGACCATATGTAGTGCCTATATTTCCCAACTGCTGTCCTGCCTGACCATAGATATTTGCCGCATTGGTACCCAGTGCACCTAGTGCAGTACCCGCAGAAGTAATACCCTGTGACGCTGCCAACTGTCTTTGTTGTTGCTGCTCTGCACTAGTCATCGCAGCAGTTTGGGCTTGGCCATAATTAGCCGCATAGTCTTGGAAAGTACGCTGAGACATCAGGTCCTGAAGATTACGTTCCTGTTCTGCACGTTGAACACCTTCTCGTGTTCCACCAAATGCACCTGATTTAACCGCCTGAGCCGCAGTACCCTGTGCCGCTATGTCACTTTGACGACGCATTTCAGCCAGAGCCTTGTCTGTTACCTGCGACTGATACGGATTCATAAAGGCCGCTGCTTGTGTTGGATCATATGCACGAGTAGCTTGTTGCAGCCCAGAAATCCCTTGCTGAACGGCGCTTAACCCCTGCTGTTGAGCTCCTACGCCTGCCCCTACCATTTGGTTGGCCATCCCTGCAGCCTGTCCTAACATCCCTTGAGAAGGAGCTAAATTAGCCTGTAAATAGTTTCCTGCAATGTTGGCAGCACTTCCTACCCCGCCTGCGGCTTGAATACCTGCCTGAGTTGCATTTTGAGCCGCGTTAAATTGAGGAGCGACATTCATTCCCCCTACTATACCTGCTCCTTGGGACGCGAGCTGTTGTCCTTGTGTTACGCCCGCAGTACCGGCAGCCATATACGGCTTCCATTGACCAATGCCTTGCCCAGCAAGTGAGGCCGCTTGCCCTTGTGTAGCGGACAATTGAGCCGCTTGAACAGCAGGAAGGTTTAAAGGAGTGCCATAAAGACCTTGCGCTTTTTGTAATAGACCTAGTTTATAAGCCTCAATCTCTGGGGCTTCCCTGACTATCTGGGTGCTGATTTCCTCGGCCATTTATTTCCCCTTCGATTCAAGTTGTTTCATTAGTTTGTACATACGCTTCGCGCCTTTTCTACGTGATCCTTGGCCCATGGCCCGTACTGCTCTGGCCGTAAATACAAACTCGCCGTCTGATAGCATTGCTGGAACAGAATCAGAAGTCCCTGTGCCCGGACCGTCAATAGGACCGTTTTTACGAGGGAAGTCTTCTAATGAGGCAATACCACCCGCAGCTAATCTTGCGGTAGGATAAGGAGCAGACGAATTGCTGTAGATGTTATCGTATGGATTACCTTGGTATGTAGTCGTGTTAGCAAGACCTGCAGAATACATATTATTATAGGGATTAGGTGCATAGGTAGTGCTTCCACCACCATAAGTAAGGCCATAGGTCGACGGATCACGGGCAAGTAAGTCTTTACCCGTTGTAGTAAATTGATCTATGTTAGACGGAGGTGCAACAGGCTCCGGTTTAAATGCACCACCTAAATAGGCTGCACCTAGGCCGACCGCTGCTATTGGACCGTATGTAGACAACACGCCAGGCATTGCTGCTGTGTAGGCTTTTTCATACACACTACTAATCACTGCGTTTGGAGTATTAGCAGGTAAGGTGCTGATTGCGTCCATACCTGCTTTTTGCGCTGCTGCAGAACCTTCTGCTTGAATAGCAGAAGGAGAAATAGTTTTGTATGCAGCAGAAGCAGCATCGCCATAGCGCCCTTCTTTGACCAAGTCCATCACGCCAGGAGGAGGAGGAGGGACATAGCCTGCATTAGGTGTAAAACCGCCTTCCACAATAGGAGCAGGAGTCGCGCCTATTGTAGGAGCCGTTGGCATTGGTGCTTGGACCGTGGGCATTGGTGCGGGAGCCGCTGGCATTGGAATACCTTGGATACCTTGAAGGCCCTGGGCGCCTTGAACACCTTGAGATATATCAAAGGTAGATACATCAGGAACTGCCGAAGGAGGAATAGCGCTAATGCCTTGGCCCGTGGTCGGTGTAAAGCTTCCCTCTACTACTGGAGCAGGGCCAGAAGGTGGTGGGGCTGAAGGCGATAGGGCATAAGAGGCAACACCTGCCATGGCACCGGCTATTGCACCGCCTTTAATTGCCTGACCTAGTTTTTGGCCCGAAGCAAGATTGACAAGGGTGCTACCTGCAAAAGTATTTACGCCCATGGCAGTTGCACCCGTAAGTCCCATGCCACCTGCTAGGTTAAATCCTGCCGGGCCCATGAAATATACAGCGGCTGCTGTAAGTATAATTTTACCAATAGGGCTCTTTGCAACCTTCTTCACTACCGCGGCAACTTTTTTAACCACCTTAGCTACCGTCTTCACTACTTTACCAACGGCTTTTTTAATTTTCTTAAACAAACCAAATTCAGGCAAGCCTGTGTCAGGATTGATGGTGCCACTACCACCGCGACTACGTAATAGACGCATTTCTTCAGGCGTAATGTGCGCGAGCATTGTATCGCCGCCACGGCCCATGTCAGATAGTTCTTTAGAAATTGTTTTAACATTAATAATGCCACCGTCCGCAAAGGTAGGAACGGCTGGTTCTTTGTTAATGTCTAGCTGGTCTAAGGCAAGATTGAATGCTGCAAAATACGCAGGGTCAAACTGGTCTGGAAGTAGTTCCTCTGGAACGCCTTCTTGAATGAATTCTGCTCGGTCTACTGCATAGGTTTCAGGGTTAGCTAGGATGTTGTCTATCATCAACTGAAGTGCATCAATCACTTCTGGAGGCAGCTTCATCGCTGCCAGTTCGCGAATGAACTGGTCCGTCATCGCAGGATCGGCTTCCGCCATTCCACCCAATATGTCTCGTCCAAATTCACGAGGGCTATTCTTAGCATAGCTCTCCACTACTGGACTAAATTTAGAAGGGTCAATTTGACCCATCGGCTCCTGTTGTCCTTCAGACAACGCCATAATTCCTTGCATTTCTTCTGCCATGTTTAACCTTTCCCAAATACATAAATGGCCTCACAGGGCCGCACCTTAGTAAAGAAGGCGAAGATGTTGTAATTATGAGCTATTTTACTAGTTTCTGTCTACAAGTAAAGCAGAAACAGTTACGTCTAACCCCGTTGCGGATGATGTTATTTTTAATATATCCGTTGATTCCAGTATCAAAGGCCCTGCCACTTTTCCTGCTAATAAGTCGATGTATGAGTTGGCAGCTACTGCTAAGGCAGGCGCAACTGACACTGTTCCCGTCCCAAGAGGAGAAAACACTGCCGTTACATTAATAGAACCCCCTGTAGCATTAGCTACAATAATGGACCTTACAATAGCCGTTGTAGCGGCAGGTACCGTCAAGATATTCTCTGTAGCAGCTCCTGTAAAAGCTTTATAGTATCTTTTATATAGGTTTGCCATTATTTTCCATAAAACCAGGCTAGTGCCTCGGCTTTATCCTCAGTTATGTTAGGTGTGTAATTGCTGTTTAATTGCAATACAATCTGTTCTATAGAACGAATCAACTGGTTTATTTGATCAGGGCTATATTGAACCGTGGCAGCATTAGGCAGACGAACGTTATTGATTTTACTCATCGTAGGCCATCCGGTTGAATATCCACGCGCAACGTACCGAAGCGCCAATTACTGTCAAGCGTGTTACTTTCCATACTGACAGATATCTGTCTGCCTCGCGCCCTTGTGTCCACTTTCTCTATAGTAGGATTGATTACATAAGGGTCAAGCGAGCTAGGGCTGGCTGTGGCTGAAGGGAATGCACGAAGCAATAGTCGCATTGTAATATCCCCTACAAAGTTGTTGAAGTCAGGAATAAAACGTTTCATAAACAGCATTTGATCACCGTCGCCGATATCAAAATAACCAGATCTCAAGAATGCCGTAATAGGTTGGTCAATCGCATTGACACCTATTTCTTGGTAATACAATACAGAACGCCCTGCTGAGAGGCCATTTACAGTGTTGCCTATAGGAGTGGCAGTACTGGTCAAGGAGTACTCTGACGCAATAGGGTATTCATATGCTCCGGTGTCAATCCAAGCGGTCCTTGGCATAGTACCAATAGACCATACGCCCTCTAAATAGTCATAGGTAACGTACCTGTCAATGTAATCTGACGTAAAGGAGCAATACCACCATGTGACTTCGTTGTATTCAGCGTTAACGCCAATATGAATCTTAGGGCCTTGTATCTTATTCAAGTCCTTAAATACATAATCTTGAACGGTACACGGTATTTTCTTAACGGTACCATCAAACAAGTAGAACGCGCCTTGGCTCATCCACATGGCCACGCCGTTAACATCTGCTGCTGCGTGGGCCCCGATCAATCCACAGTTAGACCCTAATTGAGAGAACCCAAAAGTGTACGGAGGACCTACGTATTGCATTCCATGCAAAGAGGTATCCGTTAAAATAAGAATCTGGCCACGTGAACGTAAGGCCGACACAATATGACTACCGTCCGTGAGCCGTTGTCCGCCGGCCGTGTTGGTTGCAGTAGCGACAAAGTCCGCGATGTTTTCTTGGTCAGAGAAGCGCACAAACATAGGGTCTTGAGAAGTGGAAGTGCCTATGACATCCTCTGTACCAAAGCACACAAGATGACGATCAGGCGTAGAGACTAATGCGTATTTACTTTTTGTTGGTGCACCGGCTATCTGTGCAGCAGGGGTTGCTCCACCTACACTGGTATCCCACAGGTATGTGCCACCGTCTACCAGTTGACATACAACGTCCTCGCCATAACTATCTAACTGCCATACGCGAGAACTTAAAGAACTACCCGTTATAGCAGAAGTGCTACGTGGTGTGCCCCAAGTAGAAAGACCCCAGGTGCCTATGCCCCAGCCTAAGTCAAAGTAGCTTACATCTACCCCTACGCTTATTTGATACACGATAGTGGCTGTACCTACAAGGTTCGCGGTACTAGTTGCATTGACCGAGGCTTTAATAGTATATGTAGAAGCACTTAATACTTCTTGTACTTCGTATTCGCCGTTTAACGTAGCATTAGGAATGCCGCCCGGATTACCAGTAGCGTTAGAGATGATAATAAAATCACCTTCTTGAATAGCAAGGGTAGTGTCTGTGACCGTGACTATGTCGGTGCTTATTACAGTTGAAAAGACGGCCGTAGTGGTCGTTTCCTTGATGGGGGTAATGTCATACCAGTCACCGCTTTGCTGAACGTATAGCTTTTTAGTGGTGCCTATCATGATATAAGGAGCACCTGACAGGGCATTCCAGGTAAAGACCTCACTCACTATTCCTATGAAATACTGCTCGGCCTCAAGGAAGTATTGCCAGCCCCCTACCTTTTCAGGTAGGCCATCTTGAAAGCGTACATAGTCCCCATCCACCCAGCCACCTTCAGCGCCGTATTCGGTGTTTTGTTTGTCTATCCCAGGTTTTAATGCCAGTTTTAAAAGGGCCATGTTACTCTTTCCTAAACAGTGCTGCTTCGTCTTTGCGGCGATTGTCAAGCCCTTTTAGGACTTTGCCACCGGCTTTATTATACTTGAGAAGACTTTGCATAGCCATGACTTTATCCCCGCGCAAAAGCGCCTGACGGAGTGTTGACCGCTGAAGTACACCAAGACCAAGGTTAAAGCTAAAACTAACCAGAGCATCAAATTCATTCTGTGAAAGTCGTATAGGTAAATAACGGGCAACCCCTCGTTCAAATCGTACGACATCCTTAGCCAGTATTGAGTCAACTTCTTCTTCGCTCCATCTACGGTTATCTTGTGGTTTTAGTGGGCATGCTTTACGAGTAGCCATACCTTCTGGAGTAGACGGTATCTTAGCTTGCTCTGGGTACATCACATGGCCAACACCAACTGTCCAAAGTCCTGCTGGGCATTTATACGGTTTGTATCTGACGCCCTCATGGTGTTTCAACAATTTAATTAATTCTTTACTTACCTTCACGATGCTTTTCCCACTGGCGTGAACCAAAGTAGAAGCCGATTATGCTACTTACAATTGCCATTTCATCATCAGAAAATACTAAGCTCATAGCAGTGCCAAACTCTACACCAGTATATATTGCCCAACCTAGACCAACAAGATCTACTATTACAAGCAAGCCCACAAACGTAAAGGCTATTATAGGACGCACCTTAGCATTTAAATCTACTGTACCTTGTGATGCCTTGTCCATCATCTTCATGTCGTGAGCATACAAAGCCTCGCGCTCTTGTGCATAGGTCTGCACTTCAATCTCGTCTAGCTTGATGGCTTCAATCTTTTCTTGTGATGCAAAGCCAGCGGCAGCCATAGCGGCTTCTCGTTCTGTCTGCAAACGAGCCATAGCCATCTCATGCTTCTGATCGCCCTTCTGTTGAAAGAAGCCTAAGATACTTGGTAGTGCTGATGAGCCTATGCCTAATAGGCCTGATATGATAGATAACATAATTAATTCCCCAGTGGATTTGACGTTGCCCGTTTAAGGGCTTTTAGTTGTGATTCAATGCCTTCGCGGT